GATGTTATCATTGTAGAGATAGACGAGAAGTCCATTGAGCAGTATGGTCAGTGGCCCTGGAAGAGAGATGTCATTGCAGACATAATAGGACGCCTGCGAGAAGCCGGTGCTGGAGTGATAGTATTGCCTATTTTATTTTCAGAAGAGGATAGACTGGGCGGCGATGATGCCCTGATCAGCCAACTGTATCAGAATGGTGTGGTCATAGCACAGGTAGGAACCACACAGACCAATCGTAACGCGGTACCACGTGGAGTAGCCAAGATAGGTGATCCATTACCATGGTTATACGAATGGCCGGGTATGCTGGGTCCTATCAAAGACATTGGATCATCAGCAGACGGTGTGGGAGTGATCAACACAGCACCCGAAATAGACGGTGTGGTCAGACGTATCCCATTATTGATGCGTGTTGGAGAAGAAGTGTATCCTGCAATGGCCATTGAGGTCATCAGGGTAGCGGTGGGTGATCCTTCCTATCAGGTCAAGGCCGGACAAGGTGGAATCATTGCGATGAGAATTCCCCAGTATCAAACCATACAAACAGACGCCAATGCTCGAATATGGTTGCGTTGGAACAAACAATTTGACAGCATCTCGGCAGTGGATGAATTTAAAAATTTAAATGGTAAAATTGCCATAGTTGGTATTACCGCGGAAGGCCTGGGCGGTGTTATAGCCACACCAAATGGAGAAGCATATTCACACCTCACAACCGCTGTTTCTCTACAGACCATCATCAATGGAGACACAATCGTTAGATTCGATTATGCGACCTTTTTGGAGTATACGAGTGCCGCTATAATAGCCTTTATTCTAATTTTAAGCGCCGCTTACGCCCCATATTGGTTGGTGGGCACACTGTTGATCCTGACCTACACAGGCACCGCATACGCTTCGTATTTTGCGTTTACAAGGCACCTACAACTGTGGGACGTCAGTTGGTTATGGATGGTTATTACCATTACCAGTTTCCATGCTGTGTTCAATCGCTTCATCAAAGAATTTTTTGAGAAACAACAGATCAAGAAACAGTTTGGCGGTTATGCTTCACCCATGGTGGTGGAGATGCTTCAGAAGAATCCTACGTTGATCAAACAAGGTATCAAGAAAGAAGTCAGCATATGTTTTTCAGACCTGAGAGGATTCACTCCACTGGGAGAATCATTCGGAGACGATGTGCAAGGATTGACTCGCATTATGAATGGTTACATGGATGCCATCACGCAACCTGTGTTGGATGCCAATGGCATGATAATCAAATACATCGGCGATGCCTCCATGCACATCCACAATGCTCCCATCGATGATGTTGATCACCCTAAAACAGCAGTGCAGACAGGGTTGAACATGTTGAAAGCGGTTGAAAAGTTCAATGAAAAAATCATGCTCGAAGGCAGACCTGCTGTGGGCATGGGTGCTGGCATCAACACTGGACTGGGCTACATCGGTGAGATGGGTAGCACACAGCGGCATTCATATGACGTGCTGGGAGATGCTGTTTCAACAACTGCCAGATTGGAGTCACAGTGCAAGAACTATGGGGTATTATTGATAGTTGGGCCAGAAACCTATCAGAGAACCAAAGACGACTTCCTGTATCTCAAACTGGACGACCTTGCAGTCAAAGGCAAGACAGTTGGTTTAGAGATCTATACGGTACTGGACCTGGACCGATCAAAACATAAGGAAGAGGTCGATCGCCATAACGAGATGCACAAGTTGTACAGGCAACAGGAGTTTCAGAAAGCAATAGGCAAGTGTGTTAATCTACAGGATGCTTTCGAAGGGCATATGGCGGATTATTACAAGATGTGGATGGAACGTTGCCAATACATGAAAACCCAGATGCTACCAGCCGACTGGAACGGCACGTTCGTTGCTACTTCAAAATAGATTATTTTTTAGTGTCACCTGTTGAATCGAACGATTCCGATTGGCTCTTATATTTTTTAAGTATCTCGTCCAGTTCATCACTACGACCGGACTTTATGATCTCTTCCTTGTACTCCAGCACCATGGCCAGTTTGGTGTTCAAACGGATCATGTCATTGTCCAACATTCGCACACGATCCACTAATTTAATAAGTGTGCTAGAAGCGTCACCTAATACTGGTTTGATTTCTTCTGTGACCCATTTCCAAATGTAGAATACAAAATAGCCAAGGCCCATGGCGGCCACGATGGGAAATCCAAAATCTTTGATTGTCTGTGCTATGTCCATTATTTTTTTCTACCTAACTTCTTGATCAATTGCAACCTTCTTTTTATCTTGGTGTCTCTTCTCGCTGTATAGAGCACATATGCCATACAACCCAAAATACCAAGCAGGCAAAATATCATTATGTAATGATTAATCACGCCTAGCATCCTCCTTGCCCTCGTTGGCGGCTATACGTTCCACGTTGGGTCTGATCTTCAACACGTGGCTCAACAGTGCATCGATCTTGACCAGGTCATTGTTCATGGTCTGCACCCTGTTGTCCAGTGCGCCTATTATGGCCTTCAAAGAATTCACAGATCCTGTCACAGATGCCAGTATGAACTTCAGCGTCACGAACACGAAAAGTCCAGCCGCTATCGCACCTGCGATGGGAAATCCTACTTCTGCTACCAATGTTAAAAAATTCATCATGTGTATTTAACCATTATATGATTTGATTTAGAACGCAACTAACCAGTAAATACTTTATGAAGTTTATCTTAGTGATTGTGTTCTGTTTAAATGGACTGTGTGAGACAGTGTATGAAACAGCACCCTACAACAGCAAACAAGAATGCGACGCACAGGCAGATATCATGGTGACCGAAGTACAGAATGACTACCCGGACAGTTATGGACAGATGTACTGCATAGAGCAGAGCGAGTTTGATAGTATAAATCAAAAGCCCGGCGAAGACGCCTAATTAGATTGACTTTTTCCTCCAAATATTCTTAAATAGCATTTTTAATTTGTCACAGGAGGACAATGCTATGAGACCATTAGTACACAAACATTTGATTGTGCGTGCCGAGGTAAACCATCCACCCAAGGATGAAACTAGGGCAAAAGAATTTTTAAGAGAGCTGATAGAAGGCATCAACATGAAGATCCTGTTTGGTCCGGAAGCCAAATACGTTGACATGGTCGGCAACAGGGGTCTCACCTGTTTCGCCATCATAGAAACATCTCACGTTGTGATGCACACCTGGGACGAATCGTATCCGGCCATGATACAGTTGGATGTCTACACCTGTGGAGAGTTGGACACGGATGTGGTGTTCGATTTTATTAAGCAGTTTGATCCTGTCAAGATAGATTACAAGTACCTGGATAGGGAAAAGGACCTGCACGAAATTTCCATGGATAAAAATGCGGACATGGTGATTACCGATATAGCAAAAAGTGAAAATTTCTTGATATAACAGTCGAGTCTTCAGCGGTCTGATTGACATTACCATCATATAGTAGTACACTACGCTATGACCATTCATGCCATGATAGATCTGGAAACTCTCAGCACTAGACCAGATGCCGTGATCCTGTCATTGGGTGGTATCAAATTCGATCCCTACACACAGAATCAACCACACGATCCCCTATATTTCAAAGTCGATGTAGATTCACAGACAAACATGGGGCGTCATGTCATGCAGGAAACCTTGGACTGGTGGGCCACCCAACCGGAAAAAATACAGGAAGATGCCCTGGGCGAGCAGGACAGAATAAGCCTGGAAGAATGCGTGAGATCGATCAATAAATGGTCCGTGGGCGTCGATGTTTTTTGGTGTCAGGGTCCTCTGTTCGATTATGCCATTCTGCAGAACCTTTATGCCCAACTGGAGAAACCGGTTCCGTGGCAGTATTGGTCCATAAGAGATTCAAGAACACTTTTCAGCCTCTTCAGAGAACAGGAAGTGGCCAAACAAGATGCTCACAACGCCTTGGCCGACTGTGACTATCAGGCCAAGAAAGTTCAGAGATATTACAAGGCATTGGGACTGAAGCCATGAACATAGAATGGCACCCCATCAAGGATTTCTACACATTTACCAGTGATCACAGATGTCGGCATAGAAAAGACCCTCCAAGAAAATGGTTACGTCTGTCTTGCGTCTACAAGATAAAAGTCGGAGACACCGTGGTACACATAGGCAAAAGCAATACCTGTAAGAAACACGGACCCGCGGAAAAAGTGAGGAAGGCCATAATTCAATTGCTGGGCATAGAGCAATACAATCCCTCAGTGTCCAAAACCAAAACATGGACAAATATCAGGTTGCGACACAGACCAAATTCCAGTAACATAATGATAGGAGTTATTGAAACAAAAAATGTCGAATCAGTTTACGCCAAAGAATCTAAGACAACCGATTAGTTGTTATGAAGAGTCGACATGGCTGGCAAACGGTGATCCAGAGTACGAGAATTCTATCTATTCCATCTGGAAAGATAAGTTTCCTGTGACACCCGGACACATGCTGTTCATTCCAAAGAAGAATGATCTGCCGCACATGAGGATAACTTATGGAGAGGCCTTCGACTACGCACAACAACACGTGGAACGCGGAGATTGGGACGGATTCAACATAGGACAGAACATAGGCGAGGCGGCCGGGCAGACAGTGATGTGGCCCCATATTCATGTGATTCCCAGGCATAATGGTGATTCAAAAGATGTTGGTGGTATTAGAAGGGCTATACCAGACGGAGACAATAAAAAGTATTATTGATGAATAGTAGAAAGTCAAAAAGAAACCTAAGTGCCCAGGAATGGCAACTGTATTCTTTGTTTCAAAATTATGACATCAGTGACAAAAACCTTAACCTAACAGTGAAACAATGGCGAGAAAAAAAACTAAAGGAATTCAGAGAAAGAGGCGCTCTTTAACAAGGCCCATATACGTGTCACCGGACGGAGGACACACAGTTTACGAACAGGCCCGTGACGGCAGTCGAGGTAAATTAATTTCCGAGGACAGTCATGCCAAAGCACTTAATGAACTATCCGAAGATGCCGAGATGTGGAGTATCGAAGCGTACGAACTACGGCAAAAGTATCCAACATTGAAAGAGGCCTACAACCGATACAAAACAATATATAAACTGGTATGCGAGGAGTGACAGCCATGGCAAAACCAATGCGTGATGATCTCATGGTTCAGCAACAGGTCAAAACCAAATGGCAACACATGGTCGGGGTGATATGCCTGAACCAGACCTACAGGAAACAGGTCAAGGAGTGCTTACCGATATTGTTTTCCAAATGGCCAACCCCGGAAAAGATGGCCAAGGCACCATTGAGGAGCATACAAAAAATTATCAAACCATTGGGAATGTGGCGAGTGAGAAGCCGTAGGATAAAAAAAATGAGCCAACAGTTTCCAACATGGGATCAACAGGAAGCCTCGGAACTTTACGGCATAGGAAAATACGGATCGGACAGTTATAAGATATTCTATCTAAATAAAACAAACATTAGGGTACAGGACAAGGAATTGAAAAAATACTTAAGGAGTTTTAGGAAAAATGACCAAATTCGTTAGTGTAATAGGTAATGGAGAAAGCAGGAGAGGCTTTGACCTCACCCCGCTTAAAACATTCAGCACTGTGATTGGGTGCAATGCCCAATTCCGAGATTATGTTTTTGACTACTTTGTCTGCTGTGACAAACATATGTGCCAGGAAGCCGCCAACAGCGTTGGCAAGAACAGTGTGATATACACCAGGCCTAATTGGAGTTCTCAGTTCGCGATGTGGCCCAATGTAAAAACTCTACCATCACTGCCCTACCAAGGTGAAGAAAGACCCGACGACCCATGGCATTGGGGTACAGGACCGCATGCGGGCAACGTCGCTTTGACTTTTAAACCCAAGGCAGTGTTCATGATAGGGTTTGATCTATATCCTATAGACAAGGAAACAATCAACAACATCTACAAGGATACCAAAGGCTACACATATATCAAGCGTCCGGTGGACCCTAGATATTGGATACATCAATTTTCCAAATTATTTGAACATTCTGACTGCCGTTGGATCTTGGTCAACACACAGGATTGGAAAATACCACAGGAATGGCAAAAGCACAAAAACGTTTTTTCGGAGACCTATGAAGGAATGGCTAAATTCATTAACAAGCAATTGACAAACAACACCAAAGGAGTATAATATAAAGTATGGCATTTTATTCTACAAAAACTTACGGACACAACATCGGTTTGTCATCGGTATTCAGACAGCCAAACGCAGATCATTCACACTGCCATTTACTGCACGGATACAGCCTGCAGTTTAGATTCACGTTTGGATGCGATGAGTTGGACAACAAGAACTGGGCGGTGGACTTTGGAGGACTCAAACCCTTGAAGGCATGGCTTGAAGATCACTTCGACCATAAACTTGCCCTCGACAAAAATGATCCACACCTTGAAAAATTCAAAGAGCTAGAAGCAATGGATCTCGCCGAGATAAGAATTTTCGATGGTGTTGGTGCTGAAAAGTTTGCGGAACACGCCTTTAACTTTGCGGACAAACTGATACGCGAAAAGACCAACAACAGGTGTTATGTCGTTGAAGTGGAGTGTGCTGAACACGGAGCAAACAGTGCCATCTACAGAAGAGATTGAAATTGTACTGAGAAATCCTAACAGTAAGGAAGATTTTTTCTCATACTACATCGACGTTCCTATCACAGATTTTAACAGCAGATGGCTGGATCTTCTCAACCAAAACCTAAGTGCCGACCTTCACCTTGAAAAAAATTACTGCTGGCTGGGTTGGGCGGATGGTCCAAGGAATGCAGGGTACATCTGTGATAAAATCAATGAGGCCATTGCCCAGATTAACCAATTCAACCAGACAGGATATTGGCAGTCACACGGACTCGACTCCTACGAGATAAAAGACAATTTTAACGATAAACTTGTTATAATGCCCGGAAACGTGGGCGTGGATCTGCCGGGACTGAAACTCAATCATGAGCCAATGAACAGACTGCATAGATATTTCGAGGACCTGCAGGGAGAAACCTGGAACATAAGCAAGTATTATAAATTGGCCGATTATGAGACCAAATGGGCGATCAGGCAACTAAACGACCTGTGCCATGAGTTGGAAAGTTGGGTATTGTCCAACAGGAAGAAAGTTCAGGCCCCGGAATGGCAAAGACCATCTCAAATAACCACCTTTCTCAATGCTCCTAGGAAGAACCTAAAGCAACAAGATTATGATCTTTTTCTATCCAATAGATATGACAGAGAGTTTGGAGGAGTGTATCTACACTGGGCACAGATAGGCAAGACACAGTTTGAAGTTTTCAGAGACGAGCATGGCAAGGACATAGATCAGGCCACCTGCTCTGCCATTAGCAGTTTGAAATTTTTTTCTGGAGAATTTGATGTGGAATGGGGCAGAGACATCAACGAAAACAACCACGAGTGGCACGCTCGCGAACAAAGTGAATTCAGAGAATGGCTACAGCGTAATGGGTTTGATTGGAATGACCCAAAATTGAGCCTCGGTTACATCAAGATAGGACAAATTAATTTGGACAAAAGTTTCGGCAAAATGGACTTTTTCAATATCATCGATAAAATTTCAAAGTACCTCGATATATACAAGATCAAAACTTCGCATACAGAAAATATTTTTGACTACGTGTGGAGTGATCCAGACTATAAAAACATGCAGATAGAATTCCTTAAACCCGGATATGATTGGAGCAAGAAGAATGCCTAACCATGTTGTGTGTGTTAAATGGGGATCCAAGTATTCAAGCGAGTACGTCAACAAACTTCACAGCATGTGTTCACGTCATCTAACTCTACCATACGAATTCCACTGCATCACCGAAAACGCCACCGGGATTGATACGGGCATCGACATCATCAACCTGCCTGATCTGCCAGGAATCAAATCATGGTGGTCGAAATTATATATGTTTTCTAACGATATCAAATTACAAGGCACAATATTATTTTTCGATCTAGACGTGGTCATATTCAAAAACATTGACTGCCTATTCCAACACAAACCCGGGACTTTCCAGATTATAAGAGATTTCAACAGGTGCAGAGTCAAGGATTGGACACTCTGCAATTCATCGGTAATGCGTTGGGAGGCAGGAAAACTGTTATACCTATGGGAAGACTTCAGACACAACTCTGCACAGATAATGGGACAGAATCACGGAGACCAAGACTACATCACTAAACGTGCCAAACAAGACACCACGCACTGGCCAGACGAATGGATAAGGAGTTATAAGTGGGAGATGATTGGCAGGAAAGATACCAAGATAGTTCATGGAAAGAAGAAAGTTTTCGTACAGCCACCAACTATCGGAGCAGAAAATAAGGTGGCCGTGTTCCATGGAGAGCCAAATCCACACAACTGTGGCGATCAATTCGTGATTGACAACTGGCGTTGATGTGTTACAATAAGATATGGTAAAAAGAATTGGATTCTGTTGTAAGTGGTTGAATGATCATTCAGAATTTGGAGGAATGAAAGTAAATGCCAAAGACAGAGATCTGAATGGCAGAAGCACCACAATGAGATGGTTGCGAGAACACCCCGAAGATGCCGAACAAAGACAGTGGGACATCATGAATCACAACGCCGAAGCGGCGAGAAAGATGGTGGAAAGAGTTGGTTCCTTGCCACCCGAGCGTAGAATGGTGAGACTAGGCAGTGAAATGCTCCAAGGGTACACAGAGGCCAATTGGATCGATTGGTGGCAACAACCTAACATACAAAACCATTTAGGAAAAATATTTGCCCCAGTGGGTGATGCCGCTAGGAAACTTGATGTCAAAGTCAGTTTCCATCCAGGTCAGTTCTGTGTGCTGGCATCTCACAACGAAGATGTCGTAGAAAGAAGCATCAAAGAATTCGAGTACCACGTGGACATGGCGAGATGGATGGGCTTTGGAAAGTCGTGGCATGACAACTGCAAGATCAACGTACACATATCGGGACGACAAGGACCCGATGGCATTATAAAAGTGTTACCCAGGTTGTCACCAGAGGCACGTAATCTTATCACTATCGAGAACGACGAGATGGGCCATGGACTTGAAAAGAGTTTGGAACTTGCCAAGCATGTGGCATTGGTTCTAGATATACACCATCATTGGATACGTGACGAGGAATACATAGATCCCAGCGATGACAGGGTAAAAATGGTGATAGATTCCTGGCGTGGGATCAGACCCACACTGCATTATTCTTACAGCAGAGATGAACACCTTGCACCTGCGGGACTGGGAGAAAACATGCATGGAGAAATGCATGACATCAAGATGCTGTTGGAAAGAGGCTGTAAGAAACAAAAATTACGTGCCCATTCGGACCTGTTACCCAACCGTGCCGTGAACCAATGGGCATTGAGTTTTTCGGATAATTTTGACATTCAGACAGAGGCCAAAGGCAAAAACATGGCGGCTGAACAACTGTACCTGCAGAGTTTGGAAGTTTAGCAAAATAAATACCACTATGCGATTCAACGAAATAACAAAGATGTCATGTCCTAGGACCATGTCCGAGAAATGTTATTGCGAGCAGATCAAAAGCATAACCGAGTCAACGCAGTCTGTTAAAGCCATGTGCGAACTACAACACAGTGATAAAGTATCTGGCAAAATACTGATGTTGCAGTCACCTGGTGGTCCTACCCTGATCAAGGGAAGAATATCCGGACTTGATAAAGGACAACATGGTTTCCATATACATGAATTTGGTGACCTTTCCAAAGGTTGTGAATCCGCAGGAGCTCATTACAATCCAGACGGTGTCGATCACGGCGACCTAGACAAAGGACACGTGGGAGATCTTGGAAACATATCCGCGGATGATTCTGGTGTCGCTGAATTCACAATCGTTGCCAAGAGAGTGGATCTCACAGGAGAACGTTCTGTGGTTGGTAGAAGTATAGTGATCCACAAGGATCAAGACGACCTCGGCAAAGGCGGGGACGCAGAATCATTAAAAACTGGTAACGCTGGCGACAGGCTTGCTTGTGGCATCATTGTTCTCAAAGGGTAATTGTTGTATAATACAAAGATGTTTGATAATATTAATCAATGGCCGTTAGATCATTGGCACATAGAGATCAGTAGCAAGTGCAGTCTTATGTGTCCGCGGTGTAGCAGGCAGGAAGTGCCTGAGGGTTTAGTAAACACAGATCTAGGATTGGATTGGTTCAAAGGAAATTTCGATAGATTAATTACCCATGCCAAAAAAATAACCTTCTGCGGGGATGACGGAGATCCTATCTATGCCCGAGAGTTTATACCCGTGCTCAAATGGATGCGTAAAAGTAATCCCGATATTCAGTTTGTAATTGTCACGAATGGTAGTTACAAAACTCCTAAATGGTGGGAAAATCTCAACAGGGTATTGAATGAAAGAGACAACGTGCATTTCAGTATTGACGGATGGGATCATGAATCCAACAATCAATATCGTGTGAACAATGATTGGGACAGCATTATGAAAGGTGCTGATCTACTGACCAACCCCATCAAGACCTGGGCCATGATAGTTTTTAAATACAACGAGGATCACATAGACAGGATAAGGACAAGAGCCGTAGAACACAATTTTGATTATTTTCAGATTACTCATAGCAGTAAGTTTGTGTCTAACTATGCGAACTATCCCACTCTAGATCCCTTAGAGCCAAATAAAAATTATGTAGCCAAAGGTAGATTTGTAAGAGAATTAGAAAATATATCTAAATACAAATGGAAAGATAGTTGTTATGAAACATTCGCCAGCACCTATAGAAATATGTCAAAATCAAAGATAATGCCATTGTGCAGGGTCGGTAACAAAGGACTTTACATAAATTCCAGAGGTGAATTCTATCCTTGTTGTTGGACAGGACTTAGATATGACCACAACAAAAATCTTTTTCACGTCAGTATGATAAAGGCGAATACGTTGGAAGAATCGATGAACAATCAGGGCTGGACAAAATTTTACAAAGAGATGAATTCTGGCAACTGTCCAAAAGAATGTTCAGAGAAATGTAATCTAGAAAAATGGAACCTCGAACACGCTACACAATGGTAAAACATAAAACTAAAAATGGATATCTTCAAAAATTCAGATACAACATGACTTGGGGAGATCATGGAATATCGGGAGAGATAATCGAATGGTGCCGTAAAAACTGTAAAGGAAATTGGGGTTGGTGGTTTTATGAAAATGGAAACAAAAATGAATGGCACCCAGAAAACTATACTGCCTACGTCAGTTTCAGCAGAAAAAGAGATTATATGAAATTCTGGATGACTAACTGCAGATTGATAGAACAACTTAAAAAAGAAAATCAAAAACATGACCGATAAAGATATATTCACAATCACAGAAAACGCAAAAAAACAGATGGAAAAACTGTTGCTAAACAATCCAAACAAACATGCGGTCAGCCTTTCAGTGCTTGGTGGCGGCTGTGCTGGTTTTAAATATCACTGGGATTTCATTGACAAAGCGAGCGACATAAAGCAAGATGATCATGTTGTGGAATGGAACGACGGAAAGTTTGTGGTAGATGGAGTAAGCATGTTTTACGTTATGGGCACAATTATAGATTGGAAAGAAGAAGTCTTTGGTTCAAACTTTGAGATAAAAAATCCTAACGCTACAGCAGGGTGTGGATGTGGAGAGAGTTTCGCTGTGTGATGGACACTGCATTCATTATAGGTAACGGCGAGAGCCGCAAAATTTTCAATCTAGATCTACTCAAAGGAAAAGGCACGATCTATGGTTGCAATGCCATTTATCGAGATCATGCAGACCTTTGCGACAAAATATTCTGTGTTGCTCCTGAAATGCAACACGAGTTGAAGATATGGTATTCGGCCGCAAATGATCACAAGCCAAATCTCGAGATAGTAGGTCCAGAAAGTTTGCCACGCTGGAACTTTGTGCTGGACGGTGACAAGGAATCACATGTTCCTGCCGGACTTAAAATCTATAGGAAATGGGCCGGCGGCGACCTAAAAAAGAACAGATACAAGATCAGGGATTTCTCAGAGGCAAAAGGATCAGGGTGTAGTGCGGTGCTTTCAGCGGCCGAATCCGGATTCAGTAACATTCTGATAATAGGTTTTGACCTATTGGGAGCGAGACAATGGGAATTGCCCGAGGGAGAATCCAGCAGAGAACAAAACAACATCTACAAGAACACCAATAACTATCCATCCAGACACAGCATGAAGGCCTATCTCAAATACGAGTGGCTGTTCCATCTTACCCAAACTTTTAGAAAATTTCCCAACACTAATTTTTATTACATCAACAGGAAAGAATACCTCGACAGCAATCATTTCCTAAAACTTTATTTTAGGTATGCCCCTGGAAATATAAAAACCGGTATATATGCTGACCTTATTAGATGGATCAACGATGAACGCGAAAAGATAAACTGGAGATCGTTCTCCTAGATCTGTCTTCTGCCTATTTCAACCACACTGCTGGCGTCCATCTTGTAGATGTTCCTCATCTTGACACCAACCGATTGGGCAAATTTTTTTGTGTTACAACCACTGCATACGTGTTTGTAATCGTTGGTGGCTCTTGAGGGGTCAACTTTTGCTCGGGGCCTCAGAAAGGTACTGTTACAGCAGTCACAACGGAAAATATACACAGTGTTTGATCTTTTGTAGGTGTGATAGAAGCCAAGTTTGCTTTTGCGTTCGTATAGCCGGATCATCTTGATTGTTTCTAGGAACATAACAGTTCAACAATATTTAATAAATACTCGTACATTATATATGGCAAGATTAACAATTGATTTAGGAACAACAGGAAATTCAGCAACGGGCGACTCCGTTAGGGGCGCATTCAACAAATGCAATTTAAATTTCCAAGAACTCTATAACACTTCCGCCGCGGATGGTGTGCTCACCACTGGGGTAACCAACGGTGACGTGAGGATACAACCCAACGGCACCGGATCGATCGAGATAGATCAACTTAAAATAGACAGTTCTGCCATCACTTCCATAGGCACCAATTCGGACATTACAATCACTGCCAACGGTACCGGAAATATCGTACTAGGACAGATCACCATTGCTGACAACGTAATCAAGACAAACACATCGAATTCAAATCTACAGATCGACGCTTCCGGAACAGGGGCAGTTGAAATTTTAACACAGAAGGTAATAATGGCGAATTTGCCAACATCGGCGGCTGGGCTGGCCACGGGCCAACTTTACAACGACGGTGGAACTCTTAAGATAGCATAATGCCTAGGAACATATTAAACGTGGGTATAGTGGCCAATGATGGCACCGGTGACGATTTCAGGGTGGCAGGGCAAAAGATCAATGATAACTTCGAAGAACTTTACGCGGAAACCGGTGTAGACACACAGATCGATTTTGACGGCAACAACATAATAAGCACACTGTCAAACGCGGACATCAATATCATTCCCAGTGGGTCGGGTGTGGTTAGACTGCCTGCTCTGCGTTTCAATGGCAACAACATTGAGGCTATCAGGTCCAACGATGACATAAATTTGATAGGTTCGGGATCAGGCGGCGTTGCTTTGTCCCAGGTGGTGTTTACACAAAACGAGATCAGCGTCGCAGGCAACAACAGCGACATAGACTTGACGCCAAGTGGTATTGGCCAAGTTGCGATTGATAACCTTGTAGTGGATAACCAGATCAATATTGTTGGAACCAGGATAGATGCAGTTGCCAGCAATTCGGACATCGTTCTTTATGCATCGGGTACAGGACAGTTGAAGATCGACAGTGTTATTATCAAACACAACACGGTCAAAACCAACATCAGCAACGAAGACCTAGAATTGACCGCCAGCGGATCAGGCACTGTAAAGTTAAATGATTTTAATTTACCATCAACAGATGGCACCACCAACCAATTTCTTACCACTGACGGAAACAAAAACCTGTCATTCTCAACCCCGAGTCTGACGCTGTCTCTGTCCGACATCGACGACAACAGTGTTTCCAATACCGGAAGTGCCCAATTTACGTTGGACAGTTTTGATTCGGCCACTTTCAGTGGTGCGGCTTACACACTGAGCATATCAGACACTACCAACGACAGGCATGAATGCGTAGATGTTGGTGTGATACACGACGGCTCCGTCGCATATGTGAACGATAATACATCTGTGACCAACTACACAGGATCTCTTTTGACCCTAGACGCAGATATAAGTGGTGGCAACGTTAGATTACTTGCTACTCCAATAAGTAACGACAGCATTACAATTAAATTTATAAGAAGGATTTTTGATGCCTAGACATATTATCGACATAGGAAGCAACGCGAACGACGGCACCGGTGACACTCTGCGTGACGCCATGATCAAAATCAACGACAATTTTATTGAGTTGTACAACGAAACAGCGGTTGACTCGGGCATCACTATTTCGGGTAACAACATATCAGCAAACAGGTCAAATGACGACGTAGTTTTCGTGCCGGCAGGATCCGGCGCCGTGACATTTCCTGGTATAAAAATAGATGACAACAACATTGTGGCCACAAGGTCAAATGATAATCTTAACCTTGTTCCAAGTGGATCGGGCGTTGTGAACTTGGGCTCTATCACGATAAGCGGAAACAATATATCAGGCACAAGGTCAAACGAAGACATCAATATAACTCCTTCAGGAACAGGAACGGTCAACATACCAAACCTTACTGTGGATGGTAGTATCAACATCACAGACAACGAGATCAAAACTATTGCCTCAAACACGGACCTCTTGCTTTCTGCTTCTGGCACAGGATCGGTGATTGTGGACAGCATATCTATCAGAGACAACACGATCACAACCAATCAATCAAACGCAGATCTCGAGCTTTCCGCCAACGGAACAGGAACAGTGAGCATTAACGCCCTTAAATTCCCCACCGCTGACGGAGGGGCAGGAACATTCCTTAAAACAGATGGTAGCGGTAATTTGAGTTTTGCCAGTGCGGGACTCACGCTCAACCACAGCGAGATATCAGATTCCACTTACACCAGCAGTTCCAGTTCACAACAAAGTATCAATAGTTTTGATGCGGCATCATACAGAAGTGCCAAATACTTTATTTCGGTCAAAGATGCAGATAATAATAGATATGAATTATCAGAGGTAGTAGTCACACACGACGGAGTAAACGGTTACGCGGCATCCACATCAGTGTCCAGCACCGGTGGAGCACTGGCATCGTACGATGCCGATATAAGCGGCGGAAATGTTAGATTGCTCATGACACCAATCAGCAATAATTCCACAGTTTTCAAACTTCAAAGACTGTTAATTGACATTTAGATTACATCAGGTTTATAAAAAATAAAATAAATAACTGCATATGGCACAACAGACAATTAACATAGGTTCTACAGCAAATGACGGTACAGGTGATCCGTTAAGAACAGCATTTGATAAAATAAACGACAACTTCAATGAGTTGTATGGAACAACAGCAGAAGCCAATGACTTGATCGAGGATACATCTCCACAACTTGGAGGCAACCTTGATGTAAATGGACAAAGAATAGTTACAGTAAGATCAAACGAAGACATCGTGTTAGATGCCGCTGGAACTGGTGAGGTTGTCATGGAAGGTGACACCAGAGTCAAAGGAGACCTTTACGCAGAAGGAAGAATTTATCTAGGTGATGATGCCGCTGATATCACACAGATCACAGGAAAATTAGAAGTCGATTCTTTGGAATTCGATGGAGCCACAATAACAGGTTTAGTGACCAACGGTGATATCACAATCACACCAGAAGGTACAGGAAATGTTGTGCTATCCAAAGAAACTACAATAGCAGAACAACTTACCGTAGACAGCAATATCAGAATCAGAGATAACGTAATTGAGGCCACTGCTTCAAATTCAGATATTGTGATCAATGCCGCTGGCACAGGAAATGTAGTAGCCGGAGCAATCAGAATAGCAAACAGCACAATCAGTTCAGACGATTCAACATTGGTAACCATAGCAGATGGTGTAAGGATCACAGGAAACTCAGAGATGCAAGGAACAGCATCAGTGACAGGTGCCACCACTTTATCAAGCACACTGGCAGTGACAGGTGCGGTGACTTTGAGTGATACTCTTTCTGTCTCGGGTGCTACCACCATGGTGGGAAACACAACTATAGACAATATTATCATTAATGATTCTACAATCTCAACAGCGAGTAACGCCGACCTGAACCTACAACCAGGTGGCACAGGAAATATAGTGGCTGGTGCTGTCACAATCAATGGAACAACTTTCAGTTCAACAGATTCTACAAAAATAACACTAGCAGAAAATGTTGACGTCACAGGCACATTAACCACAGCAAACATCAGCACGGTGGGAACACAAACAATCAACGGCACTTTAAATGTTGACTTCATAACAATCAAAGACAATGAAATTACCTCGAACGCTTCCGACAGCGATATCAACATCACCGCATCAGGCACAGGAAGTGTTGTAATCAACAGTCCGATAAGTTTACCAAACAACCAAGACGTGAGCATCACAGGTTCGTTGGCAGTTGACAACATCACTGTAAATGGAAACACAATTTCAAGCACAACCGGTGGAATCACATTGACAGCGGCCGCTGGACAAACGGTTACTTCGTCAAGTCTGTTCACAGCAGGTGAGATACAGGCTACATTGATCGAAGGTACGACTATCAGAACAGACAAAATCCAAAGTGATACCTCCAACGGAGATATCTTGATAGACACTCAAGGAACTGGTGTTCTCGACATCAGAACAGCAACACAATCATCAGTTGGATCGGCTGGCGGAGCAAGTGCTTTACCTGCCACACCTACCGGTTACATCGAAGTAAAAGTCGGTGGTACAGCATACGTTATACCGTACTACGCTAAATCATAATACATAAAAACCTAATAAATACCATTGGGAAGTAAGACAAATATGGCAAATGTCACATGGTCAACGCCAGCGGGATCGCTAGGCATTATCAATGAACGTGATTTGTTTTCTAAGCAATTAGAAGCAAACACAGGCGACAGTACCAGTTTGACTTACTCCAAAATCGCAGGAACCCTACCTCCCGGTATAAATCTTACTTCCACAGGTTTACTGCAAGGAACTCCATTTGAAGTTGCGACACGATCTCTTTATGAGTTTGTGATTCGTGCTTCAGATGGTTCCATCATAAGCGACAGGACTTTCAGCCTACAGGTGCTGGGTGCAGATATTCCTTCCTTCACTACTCCAGAAGGAGTGATTGACTTGTCAGATTCAACTCGTGTGGGAAATAAATGGGTTCTGGATGGTTCATACATAGAATTTCAAGTTCAGGCCACTGACACAGATACTGCGGCTGGACAACAATTGATATACGATATAAAATCCGGTACATTGCCACCTGGTGTTTCCATGAGTCCATCCGGACTTATTTCTGGAACAGTCCTGTTGACCGATGACCAAAAGTTTGGAGTGTATGGTGGATACGATAATGTGTTTGCCTATGATGATATACCCTACGACCCTACTGCTTTTTCCAAATCACGTTCACAAAATTTTGAGTTCGTTGTAAGAGTATCCGATGGCGCATCCACCGTAGAACAGGTCAATAGTATATTTGTTTACACCGCCGACTTTTGGAAAATTGACAACAACAGGATCACAGTAGATCAAACAGTATATGATGGTTATCCATTGTTGATGAGTTTGAGTTCCAACCGGAGACCAGTCTTCCAGACGGAATCAAACTTGGGCACATTCAGACATGACAACAATGTTGTCATAAAGATCGATGTGGTTGATTTTGATCCATTACAAGCAGACCTACAGTACAGTATCGTGTCCGGAGCATTGCCAACAGGACTTTCCATAGATATAAACACCGGAGAGATAAGTGGCACACTTCAATCTCAGCCGGCAGTCGAGAGCAGTTTCACTTTCACAATCAGGGCATCGAGAATCGCATATGATGGAGTGACGGTGTTCAGCGATAAAACTTTCACCATGACGGTGATAGGAGAAATAGATGTGGGCATAGCATTCACAACTGCGGCAGATCTAGGAACTGTCACGGCCGGGATACCTAGTTTGCTGTCTATTACCGCAGAGGCAGAACAGTCCGGAAGCGTTTTGAATTACACGGTTACCCAAGGAAGCCTGCCCACTGGACTTTCTCTGAGTGACCAAGGAAACATAATCGGCAAGGTTGATCTCACAGAATTCACAACGCTTGATACCAACCAGGTTACTTTTGATACAAACACAATGAGTTTTGATAGGAAATATAGTTTCACGGTAAGCGTGACGGATCAATATCTGCAGTCTAGCACCACGAGGGAATTCTCTCTCACAGTTAAATTGCCATATGGTCAGGAATACGGAAATCTTTCTGCACATGGTCTCATAAGCAAGATCGATAGAGATATATTCTATCAGATATCTCAGGATCCAAACATCAACAATAGCGAGAATATTTTCAGGTCAGAAGATGATAGTTTTGGTATAAAAACAAATGCTGAGATGCTTCTGGTATCAGGACTACAACATCAAACTCTAAACACTCTACAACAACAAATGGAAAGAAATCACGAACCCAAAACACTTTATTTTGGAGAAATAAAAACAGCAGTGGCCAAATCCAATGGCGTGCCTATATACGAAGTTGTTTACATAGAGATGAAAGACAACTTGGTCAACAATCTTGGAACTCCGATTTCGTCAACAATTGACCTTAGATCAAATATCTATAAACCATTGATAGGTCCGTTGGCCGATGCCTCTAGAATTACTGCCGACTACGAAGTTTACAACGTCACTACCAACACTGGCTTGAGTTTCAGCATAGCAGGATCAAAATTAAGATACGCTAATCCTTTGAGTGCTGACTTAGGAATATTTGAACAACTTTTTCCAAACGCTGTGGAAAATATGAGAGCCAGGATGAAGTCACTTGGTCAGAGAGAATATGTTCATTTGCCATTATGGATGAGGACCAGCCAAGACAACACCGGGGTGCCTTTGGGCTACAAACCTGCTATGGTCATTGCCTACTGTAAACCAGGAAGGGCACAATTTGTAAAAGGCAAAATATTACAAAAAAATATCGATTTCAAGGACATTGATTTCAAAATCGAAAGGTACGTGACTGATATCAATCTAGTCGACACTCCGGACATAGTAACAGACGGAAGCACAAAACAGTTCACGTTGAACGAGATAGTTCACGAGGAAGAAATAAAAATCAGAGAGGATTCAAACGTATTGATATATGGCGATCAAATTACCTCGGACAACAGCAAGGACCCTGTCTATCTCACCGCGGATACATTATTGAGAAGTGTTGACTACGAACCACAGTTCAATTTAACCCACGATGGAAGCACACAAAAAACCACCATTAACTTTACCAACGCTCCGGCAAGCACGAGTAAGATAAGAGTGGAAAGGATTGGTGATAAATACCTTGGATTCAAAAAGAAGTTAAAGGAATAAACAATGGCTAGTGATATAGTACCAGGAAATATAGATGGAACTTTCCCAATAGCAGGGCAAGACAATTCATCACAGGGATTCAGAGATAATTTTACCGCTATCAAAAATAACTTTACAGAAGCAAAATCAGAGATTGAGGATCTCCAGGCCAACAAAGCCAGCCTAAATGCTACGTCTAATTTTGCGGACAACACAGTGTCTAGAGCGGTGTTCAAAGATACAGCACTGACTGTGTATGACCATGGAACAGTTGCCAGTGGCACACTTACATTGAACCATGAGAACGGACACTACCACAAAGTTATCTTGACAGGTGACATAGATTTGGCCTACAGCAATTTACCAGCGGCTGGAACTGTTGGTAGATTTTTACTTCAGGTTACCTATTCAGGAACGCCGAGGACTATCACTGTGACAACAGCAACAAAACTTTCAACAGATATCACCGGAGTGGACGGATCATCTAGACAGATAACTGTGCCAACAACCGGCGTATACATATATGAATTGTTTACCCCAGACGCAGGAACCAATGTGTTCATGCATCAATTGGGCCAGAACTATTTTAGTGGATAGATGATATGTATTTCCACCCACTCCAACAGGAATTAGGAAATCTTTCAGACGAAGAATTGTCAAAAAAGATACAGGAGTTGACCAAAAAGAAAACTTCCGCAGTCAGATTCTCACGTAACCCCCAATTGTTATCACAATTAACCGAAGCGTTAGAAAGTTATCGTTCAGAACTGAGACAAAGAAGAATCAAGAACTGGCAAGACAATTTCAAAAAAGCCAGAGGGGAACCAGATCTAGGCGAACTGATAAACATCGAATAATAATTAAGTTTGATGTCTAAAAGATCGTTCACTTGGAACACTAACTTCAAATCAATAATAGTTGTAGACAGCGAACTGTTCGTCAACACCTATGATGTCAAACTTCATATCCAACCAGTGACAGGTGATCTACAGGAACAAAGTTACTACTTTGAGAGACTAAAATTTTTATTCAGCAGTGTTTTTGGTAACACCATTGTATTAGATACCAACGAACCTTTGTACCAAATACTAAAAACCAGCACATCAAACAGGTTTATTCAATTACCAAAACCGCCTTTTGATCAAATCATGGCCGGTGTCTGTTTTACAAAGTCAAATGCTGTTCTTGATGGTAAGATATTTGTTAATCAGTTAGAACTATCAAGTTACCAAGGCGACGGAATTACCTACAGTGTGGGCAAGGACTCACCCGAATTAGATCTTTTAGATGTTGACAATTGGTTCTCAGAAAAATATAATACATTTGACCCATGGTGGTTGAGAGCCGACACAGCAACATATGACGAAGAACTTAAAAAAGGCATATACACAGGTCACTTCAATTGGTATGGAAACAATAATGAAAAACTAGTCGACGACAAAGAAAAACATGCTAAAATATTTAAATTTAACTCAAAGGTTATAGAAGGTGGCAAAGACAAAAAGAAATGAGTATGGACAATGTTTTTTTGAAGAGGACGAAGTTTTGGAACATATCTACAGCAACCCAGATGCTGAACTTCACAAACTGTATATAAACAATTACGAAAAATTCAATCAATCTATAAAGTCCACAGGTATAGACATGACACTGTTACCGGAACCACCTGTGGTCCAACATTCAATAGAAACTTTTGATCAGACTTATATCAACGACTGGAACATGCCCGACAGTTACAAACAAATGGATCTTAAGTCATATCTGTTAGACAAATGTCAAAATGAATCTGAAATACAAAGAGTAAATGATGAATATAGTCAGTTCGAAAGTAAAAAGTTTTTAGACGTACTTAAATTTTTGGTATATTTTGTGGACACTCTTAGGAAAAATAATGTTGTATGGGGACTCGGAAGAGGCAGTTCAGTGTCCAGTTTCTGTCTTTTTCTAATCGGAGTACACAAAATAAACCCAATTGTGTATGATTTAGATTTCAACGAATTTATGAGATGATAAGTAAAAATAAGAAAAAGGAGAAGTAATGGTAAACAGACCAGCGAACAAGAAAATGTATAGAACCATGCAGGGAAGGTTAGTCGACATCGACCGTTTGAGGGCATCCAACGAAAACGTGCCAGCAGTAGGCAATATGAATGTGAATGCCAGAGGAGATGTTTTAGGACCCAGAGGAAAGATTGCCAAAACAAAGGAACAGGTAATGAAACAATATTACCAAACACCAAAAGGCAAAGCCGACGACACACCTATTCAAAAGGTACCAGAACCCAAGCCTATACCACAGGTGAGAGTTGAACAGGTCAAAACTATGAACCCTACTGTTAAAACAGCAGTAAAAAATACGGTCCAAAAAGAAACTACCAAAACAGAGAACAAAAGCGGTATAGACGCGGCTCTTGACGGCATAGAATAAATCATATATAATAGTTCTTGATGTCAACGATAGAACAACTTCAAGCAAAAGGATTCGGAAGTCACGGTGGAAAACAATACACCGTTGACAGAGACATAACACCTTTAAAAAAACGTGTTCTTGTTTCTCACATGCATTTTGGAGAAACCAAAACAGAAGGTGGATTGATATTGCCCGACGACGACGGAAGTGCTTCTGGAATTCATCCAAGATGGGCCAAAGTATATGCTGTTGGCAAAGATCAAAAAGATGTCCATGTGGGTGAATGGATATTGGTATCACATGGCAGATGGTCCAGAGCCTTTAAAATAAAGAAACAAGATCAAGAATTAGAAGTACGCATGGTGGACGAGAATGATATACTTCTTACTTCCGAGGAAGAACCTAAACAAAATAGAAAGCAGGCCGGGTACGTAAACACAGGTGGACATCAACAAATGACATCACTACCGGGCAATGACTAGGCTCAAAATAAAAAGAATCAAAGCACCCATAGATAAAATCTGCACAATGGCAGATCTAGGCGTGGGCGTAGCCAGACCCCTCAACAAAGAAAAAAGAGCATGGATCAAAAAATTGGTCAATAACCCAGATATGATGAAACCTATAATATTGACACCCATAAAAGATTCGGGCTACTACCTCATGACCGATGGATGGCACAGGTTACAAGCCGCCAAAAAGAAAAGGCAAAAAACAATCAACGCAATTACCTTACCCGCTGACGCAGGCATCGCCTTGGCAAAAGCAAATAAAGTTCTCAGAGACATCGACAGAGAATATAATTTCCAATTGGAGGTCAGTGACATCATAGGTCACTGGGCCATGATGAAAGGACTTTTTAATGATTGATATTTGCAGAAAAGGATGTTACTATTAGGATATGAAAGAATTATGGGTAGAAAAATACAGACCAAAAAGCCTAAAAGAATATGTTGTTCGTGATGAAAATCAAAGACAGCAGATACAAGGATGGATAAAAGATGGTGCTGTGCCTCATCTATTATTTTCCGGTGCTCCAGGCACAGGAAAAACAACACTAGCAAAAGTTTTGTTCGAGGAATTGAAGGTTGACCCATACGACATCTTAGAGATAAACGCATCGAGAGAAAATTCTGTGGACACTGTGAGAGACAAGATTATAAATTTTGTACAGATAATGCCTTTTGGGGCATTCAAATATGTTTTATTGGACGAGGCGGATTATATTACGCCAAATGGTCAAGCGGCACTGCGTGGTGTGATGGAGATGTATCATACATCTGCTAGGTTTGTGTTGACCTGTAACTATCCAAACAGGGTGATCCCGGCACTACATTCTAGGTGTCAAGGATTCCATATCGAGACGTTAGACAAAAATGAATTTACAGCACGTGTGGCAGAGATACTGATTGCAGAAAAAGTAGACCCAGACATCGAGTTGATAGACACATACGTTAAGGCAACTTATCCTGACATGAGGAAGTGCATAAATTTGGTGCAGATGAATTCGCGTGATGGCAAATTACATGCTCCCGATAAATCGGACAAAGGTCAAGCAGACTATAGATTAGACATGGTGGAATTATTTAAAGCAGGCAAAATATTAGAAGCAAGGAAACTTGTGTGTTCTCAGGCAAGACCAGAAGAAGTTGAAGAGATATTTAGGTGGTTGTATGATAATCTTGATCTTATATCAAAGGATGATGACGGTCAAGACAAAGCCATTCTCGCAATAAAACAAGGATTGGTAGATCATTCATTCGTTGCTGATCCAGAAATTAATCTTGCGGCAACAATGATAAAATTAGCAAGGATACACAATGGGCAGTAAAAAACAAAAGAAAAGATTCATGCTAGTATCTTACAGATTCAAACCCGGTAAGAAGTTTGATGAATTTGTTGAATTTACAAAAAAGAAAATAGGTACAGGAAAGATGGCCGGTGCTATGGTAGTGCTAGACATGGTTCATCATGAAGTGCTTAAATGTGAACTACCAAATACGCAAGGAATAGACATACCTTATGAAAACATCTATAAACATTACTACAAGTGGTATGGTGACGCCATGACCGCTTTTGAAAATTCCTAATCCCCGTAAATGTTCAAGACCTCGGTAACTGCCGGGTGCCTTTGAATATCCGCTTTACCTAACTCCACAAACTTAATATATTCCGGATTGAAAAACCTTTCGTAGTGTCTACGGAAGTCTGTAAGACCATTATCAATCATTCTGTCGGATTGTCTCGTGTCACCAGTGATAACCATCTGTGATCCTCTGCCCAATCTTGTCATCAACATCTTCATTTGTGAGGGTGTTGAATTCTGCATTTCATCACCTATTATGAAAGCGTCCTTGAATGTCCTTCCTCTCATGAAAGCCAAGGGTGCTATTTCAATAGTGTTACGTTTCATCATCTCGTCTAAAGTGTGTGGCATAAAATGATTTTCCAAAACGTCCAGAATGGGCTTCATCCATGGCTCCATTTTGTTTTGGATATCACCGGGAAGAAAGCCTATTTCTTCATCAACACTAGACGCAGGCCTAGTGATTACAATTTTATCTATCTCTCCGTTCTGCATTCGTTGGACTGCTCTTTCTGTCGCCAGCATGGTCTTTCCTGTGCCGGCAGGACCTGTTGCTACAATGATTTTGTTTTTGTAATCTAGCAAAATATCTAGGTAGTATTGTTGACCCACCGACCTGGCCGTGGGTCTGGCCGTATGACTTTTTTCCTGTAGATAGTTCATAAAGTTAATGATGTTTGATTGTTGTTTTTTACGTCTTTGTTTACGAGACATGTGTAAAAGTATTTACTGATTTACCAACAAAGATATGTGTGCATATAACGTGATACAGATATGCGAGGTAAATATGATACAATGCATGACGTATTAGACATAATCAAAAACACGCAAAATTTGTACGCATTGACTCCGAGTCTGGATGCCCTAAAGGATTTCGAACGGGTAATAGACGAGTTAGATGTATATGTTTACAAAAACTGGGAGGATGGGGAATTGTTGACGGGTCCTATCGACTCCAGACATTTTGTCACCTGCAGTTTTATGTGGCCAGCAGAGAGCATGCCTGATCCCTCCGGCGGTAAGAGGCTTTTAGACAAAGGTTGCAAAGTTACATATAAGAAAGACACATTGTTCAAACCGAGAGAAATCAAAACGCCAGACGATTACAGGCCGGGAACCACAAAAGGAAAGATCGACGGCCATGACATATGGGTGGTAGAAATCAGAATGCCCAAGAGTCTTATTTCAAATTTCAAGTCGGGTGTTGATCTAAAGTCAGACCAAAAAAACTTTGAACCTGCCAGCGAGGAATTAGATGATCAAGATTAATGAAGGCCTCAGAGCGGGAGACCTTGAAGGAACAGTTGAAAAAAGGTTCAGCGTAGACCAATTTAAATCAAAGATGGGCAAGGACGACGACGTCTTAGTATTGTCTTTTGTTGTAAACAATCCAGAAGCGGCGAAAGACTTTGAAAAATTTTGTGAAAAAGACACCAAAGTTCTAGATGCAGATAGCACTCCCGGAACACTGGAAGATGGCAAATACAGAGTGTTTGTTGAGTTTCCCAGGCAGGAGGGAATAGATAGGCACATATTTGATTTCCTAAATGATATAAAAAAACTTACAAACATCGACACATTGGAATTCACCTATCATAAGAAAACTATGCCTTTTGAGGCCAACAGTGAAAACCTAGCCAATGTTTTGCCGTTGACTCCGATAGCCTATAGGAAAAAAATCAACTCGTTGAAATTGGGAGAAATTCACAGTTTTTTCGACAAGTTCCAACTTTTAGAATTTAAACTAGACAACAATATAATAACTGTTAAAAAAAGTGGACAGAAAGAATCCTTAAATTTCCAACTTCACGCATACGGCAATACACAGATGATAATGAAAGAGACAAAAGCATTTTTAATAGACGACAAGTCAATGGCGGAGTGTATGCATCTCACTAAATTTTTTGGTCCATATCATATAACCAAGACCATGGAAAATCAGTTCATTTTCACCAAGGATGGAAACTCCGCGGTGATAAGTAAGTACAAATGGTAAGACTAAGTCAAAATTTTACTCTGCAGGAATTCACCAAAAGTCAAACTGCCCTTAGACTAGGCATAGACAACACCCCGGGCCCGGAACATCTATCAAATGCAACAGAACTGTTTAGAAACGTTGTTCAAAAAGTCAGAAACAAATTTGGAGTAACAGTAATCAATTCAGGATACAGAGGTCCGAAACTTAACGAAGCAATAGGTGGAGCATCTTCATCACAACATTGCAAAGGCGAGGCAGTGGACATAGAATGTCCTGGCACACCGAACTATGATGTTGCCAAGTTCATCGAAGACGAACTGGATTACGATCAATTGATATTAGAATTTTATACCCCCGGAATACCCGACAGCGGCTGGGTACATGTAAGTTATAAATCAGAAGGCAACAGAAAACAAAGCCTCACTGCTATGAAAGAAAACGGCAAGACAGTATACAAACCTGGACTTATTGCCTAACCCTGCCATCCCAGATTCTAGAAAAGCACAATCGATTTGAAGGACCTCCCCTGCTGTAGTCTTGAAAAATGTTCTTACGGTCTATTCCAAAAATCACACAGTTGGAAGCATCCACATTAAGTTTTTTACAGGCATCCAATTGTCTGCCACGATATTTCTTCACCACATAGTCGTTGTCAAAATTTTCGATAAAGTGTTGTCCTATGCTAATTCCTATTTTGTTTACATAATCATTTTCATTATAGGCAACGAGACTGTCATCTTTGAAATTCTGCATCAAACGTATTCCGATTCTGTAGTGTTCAACAGGAAAAACCTTTGACAACGAAGTGGTTATGGTGTCTATACATTTGTACTGCAGGTTGATATTTTCCAAATCTGAGATATTGAAGTAGGCCATGTCCAACAACACAGGCACATCATTTTCCTCACATTGAGATAATATCTTGTAAAAATTTGTTGGTAGTTCTCCTGTGTCAGCAAATGGCAGGCTAGTCACAAAAATATCACCCGGCTTGATATCTTCTTCTTCAACCCATTTGAAATTTTTTTGGTATTTTACTTTGGCCATTATTTGATGGTAAAAATATTCGCCCTTGTAAAGCCTCAGTCTGTGTGCGTTAAACCTATGGTAAAATTTATCAAAAGTTTCTGTTGTGCCATTACTGTATTCAATATGACAGAAATTTTCTATGCCCTTGATGTGTTTGTTCCTAGAGAACCATTGTGCGTAATTACTGGCAAATAGTTTAGTATCTATTATAGTTCTAGGGGCTGTTTCTACATGGTCTACAAATTCTTTATCATGAATACTCCATGCTCCCCCGTATATTTTGTTTTTAAGATGAGGTAAAGTTTTCATTGTAAATATTTATAGACCCCTTTCGACACATAAATATTTTATATGTTTTCATCTATAAAAATAATATTTGCTGTTCTGCTAATGGCAGGCATTTCCGGAGCGGGATTGTACGTGATGAAACTGAGATCAGACAACGCTATCCTAAAAGCAAATCAAATAAAATTGGAACAGAGTGTTGAATCACAGAAGAAAGTATTGGAACAACAAAAGAAAGATTTCCAAGACATATTGAGTGCCAACAAAGAATTGAATGGACTAATAAACAATCTCAAAAAAGATTTGGATGACTTGGACAAAAGATTCACAAAGAAGAATAGAGACATTGGCAAACTGGCAATTGAAAGAACAGGAGCCATCGAAAGAATCATCAACAAAGCCACAGACAAAGCGGCAAGATGTATAGAAATTGCCTCAGGTGCTCCTCTCACGGAACAAGAAATTAAAGCCACATTGAAGAGCGAAATCAACACAGAATGTCCATCAATAGCAAACCCCAACTATGTACCACACAATGAATAAATTTTTTATCATAATACTATCTGCATTACTGCTCACAGGGTGTTCTGTAGGTGAAAAACGTTTGAAGGTGTTCACATTGGAAGAGCCTAGAGCCAAGCTCAATATCGACGCTCCAACTCCACTGACTATGGAGCAGATACGTTGGATCATAATCACTTCTGAAAACGCCCAAGAAGTGTTCGCCAAACTGGAAGCGGAAGGCATAGACCCTGTGCTGTTTGGTTTGACGGACAAAGACTACCAAGTGATAGCGAGAAACTTTGCTCAGATCAGGGCGAAACTTGTAGAGTCTAATAAAATTTTAGAAAAGTACAAAGAATATTACGAAGCACCGGACAATAAAGAATCTACCCCCAAAGAATAACATAAGATTTGGTAAATACCATTAAATTACTAAAGGAGTATTATGGAATTTATTATCGCACTTGCTGTAAAATTTTGGCAATGGAGTATTTTGATTGCAGTTGTTATTGTTGCCGCTTTCATCAACAAAATAGATAAAAAAGCAAAGACAAAACTTACCTTCTCATACGATCAACTTCCTGATCTAAAACCGTTAAGAATACCAACCAAGGACAAAGGATTCTGGGGAGCAATAGTCATGTGGTTGCTTTCGACAAGAAATTGGGAGATAACAAAAGATTGGCACTATAAATTAAACGGTGTCGACTATGTGATACCAGCAGGTTTTACATTCGACGGTGCTAGTATTCCGAAATTTCTGAGAACATTTTTTTCACCAGTGGGTGTTTTACTTGTGGGTGGTCTGGTTCATGATTACATGTACAAGTACACAGCCTGCAAACCTGTGAACAAAAAAGAGGCACTGTTGCTTGTTAATCAAAAAAGAGCAGATGAGATATTCAGAGATATCAACATTAACGTGAATGGCTTCTACGTAATGAACTATCTCGCCTATTACTCTTTAAGATTAGGCGGCTTTGTGGCTTGGAATGGTCATAGAAAAAGAAACGAAAAGATAAAGGATTAAATGATAAAAAATTTTAAAGATATTGTAATATTATTAATAACAACTGGTGTATTAGTGTTACTTGGAATTATTATTCTTGGTGATTATTATGTTGCTTTACAAGAAAATAGACCAGTAGATGAAAGCATAATAACACTTATGAAAATGTCAGTCACAGGACTTATCGGTGTTATTGGTGGTTACATTGGTGGAAGTAGAAATTAAAGGAGTCAAATAATGTCAGAATTAAAAGAAGACAAATTGGTTGTGCCACACAGTCAAGACACTGCCAAAAAGAAAGTGTCTGTTGAATTGGAAGTGGACACATCTGTAAAAGACTTAGGTCCTAATCCTTTTGCTTGGATCATTCATTTGGCAAGAGCAGTTGATGCCTGGAGAATATTTCCAAGAGTATTCATTACAACCTATATCTATTTGCTGTACAAAGTGGTAGTTTGGTATATGGAATTACCAAATCCTACTATGGAGCAATCAGGTTTGGTCAGTATAGTGGTAGGTGCTGGTGCGGCTTGGTTTGGTTTGTACACAGGATCAAGAGCAAAGTCTAGCAAATAATACCAATAGTTGACAAAACCCGCATCTAGTATAAAATAATACTAATGAAGAACTATTATGACGCCTTAGGTGTGAACGAAACAGCCAGCGACGCAGAAATAAAAACCGCATTTAGGAAGTTGGCCGCACAACATCATCCCGACAAAGGTGGCGACAAAAATAAATTTCAAGAAATCAACGAAGCATACGATACACTTAAAAACACACAAAAGCGTCAGGAGTACGATGCCATGAGGAAATATGGTGCCAGACATTCCGGTTCTGGTGATGGATTCTCATTCAATATGAATGACTTTTTTTCAGAGGATGTGTTCCAAGATTTCTTTTCAGGATTCAGTTACGGACCCGGGGGCAGGGGCAGGACAAGGGTCTACCGCAGTACTCCGAGAAGCAACAGAAGTGTAAACATCAGAATCAGCGTAAGTATAAAAGAAGTCACTAAACAGGTCGAGAAGACCATAAGTTTAAAATTACCCAGCGGTCGAGATGAAATAGTGCAGGTTAAGATACCGGCAGGTTGCCAAGATGGTGTAACATTCAAATATAGAAACCTTGGCGATGATTCCGACAAAAACATACCAAGAGGTGATCTGTTAGTGAATGTAAATGTTTTAGATTGTGATGGCTACACGAGAAAAATGAATGACCTTTACACCGATCACAGGCTGTCATGTTTTGAGGCCGCACGTGGCAGTGAGTTCAAAATAAAAACTCTCGACGATAAAATATTAAAAGTGAGAGTACCTCCCGCGACTCAGCCCGGGGCAGTGATTTGTCTCAAAGGACACGGCATGCCAGTCTCAGAATCATTAAATATACGAGGGAATATCTACGTTAAAATAAGTGTCTATGTGCCAGAACTTAATGAAAAACAATTAGAGAAAATAAAAGACCTATGAAAAATTTAAACATATACAGTTATCCATATCCCACATTGAACCAAGTCAGTACACAAAGCCATTTTTTTAGACCTCCGATGGGATATGAAAATTGGGATAGATTTGAAAAAGACATGATCAAACTCATGGTAATGAATAGTGGAATCGGATTGGCCGCTAATCAAGTCGGTTGCACAGAAAGATTTTTTAGCATCGGTTATCAATCATTTGACGAATTTAAGATTCCTGCTATAATTTACAATGCTAGGATTACAAAAGCATCTGATGAGTTGGAGATCGGCGAGGAAGGATGTTTAAGTTTTCCTGGTGTAACTTATAATGTGTATAGACCAATAGAGATAGAAGCAGAATGGCAAAACAACAGAGGCGAGACAACAGGAGCAGTATTAAAGGGTTTAGAAGCAAGATGTTTCCAACACGAGTTGGATCATCTCAACGGAATAACGTTCAATCTAAGAGCAGAGGAGAATAATTTATAATGTTAGACGCAAGTGATAGTTTAGAAAGCATTTTCGAAAATGCAGTTAAAGAAGCAGAGTCAAGGCGACATGAGTACGTGACCATAGAACATTTGTTGTTGGCGTTGGTCAAGGACAAAGACGTTGGACAGGTACTGTTAGATTTTAAAATAAATGTGTCTGCGTTGATAAAAGAAATAGAAAATTACCTCGATATGCGATGTAGTGACATCATGTCTAAATCTAAGAATCCCGTATCGCCGAGAAAAACTGCATCTCTAGAAAGACTAATGAATCGTGCCTTCACGCAGGCGCTGTTCCAAGGACGTCAAGATGTCAACAGCCTCGACGTGCTATTGAGCATATTTGCCGAAAAGAAAAGTTACGGAGCAATGTTTTTAAAACAACACAAAGTAAACAAAGAAGATATCCAGGACCTTGTACAGGCTGAGAATATTTTAGGAGAAGAAGGAATTCCTAGCCACGGGCCTGAACAAAAATTAAGGCCTAACCAAGCAGATAAGATTTTAAAAAACTATTGTGAGAATCTTAATCAAAAGTATTTTGATAAAAAAATCGACCCGGTGATCGGAAGAGAATCGGAATTGGAAGTTCTCAAACAAATATTGGCAAGGCGTAACAAATCCAATGTTCTAATAGTCGGAGACCCTGGAGTGGGTAA